CGTTGCCAACCGGCTGGCACACCTGCATGCCAGCGGGCAACGCCGGTCATGGCTGCTGGCACAAATCACGGCGCTTGAAAAATTTATCAGACGGCTGTCGGAAAATAAGCTTCAGCAATGGGTGAATGATGAGCTGGAGAAAGAGCGTCTGTTAGCTTTCAGGCTGGACGCCACGCAGAACAGGAGTACGGCCCGGTCGCTGGTCAGGCGGTTGTCATCGACCCTGCAAACACTTATCGGTGTAGCCCGGGCCCTTGGCCTGGCGGTGGACTACAGTACGCCTGAAAATTTGCGCGGGGCGGTACATGAAGGGTTGATTACCGAACTGACTGACGCCATTGCTCCTGACAACAGGGAGGGGATGATACAGGCTCAGAAACGGATGGTGGAGAATGCCGAAGGCAGCGCCGCATGGTCGGACCTGATGCAGATCAGGGTAACGGCCTGGAAGGCCAGGCAACTGTCCACCTTTGGCGCAGTAATAGCGGCAGCCCGCCATGATGCGGGTAAAGCCGACAAAAAAGCCCGCGAGCTGTCGGGAGACGCGCAGGCTTTCTTTAGCGATATCGCGGCTTTTCTGCTGAGTTTTTCTGTTGCGTTGAAGGCAGAGCTTCCGACGTCAGACCAGGAGGCTATTGCCGACACGCTGGAAGAGCCCCGGGATGACGAAACGACCACGAGCCGGGGCTGGTTAACGACCGGCCAGCAGAAACTCGGGGACAGTATCAGGCGGGGCGGAATAAAACTTGGCATCGTTGGGAGCACCGTATCAAGGTACGGCAGAGGGGCGGCCCGGATAATACAGCACGGGAAGGTAAGCGACACCCCGTCAAAGACTGACGAACGCCGCATTGCCGACTCCGTCGGCCGCAGTCTCCTGTGGCAATGGCAACAGCCGGCGATAAACCTTCAGCACGCCAGCGGGGCGATACTGGCAAAAGTGGCGGAGCTGAAAAAGATACAGGGCCTGTTTACCGCTGACGCCGCGGGGAATACAGGGGAGAGTACAGACACTGCGGCCGGTGAACCGTATGAAGATGACAGGGATGCCCAGGTAAGGCAATGGGTTAATGAGCGGACTGAACAGGAGCAACCGGCTGCTCAGCGGGCGGCGAAGCAAGCCGTGCTTCGTCAGTTGCTGGACGGTGATATAGCCAACGCCCGCAGGCTGATGGAGCGCCTGGGCCACACGCAGGAGAGTATAAGTAATGTGCTGAAGCGGCAGCGGGTAGCTGTCATGAGTATGATTTATGGACAGCGCTCTGCTGACATTGACAGCATGTTGAAGGCGGTGAACAACGCGCTTCCGGAAATTACCGGGGAGCTGAATGCAGCGGTTGCCGCTCTGGAGAGGGCTGTGCAGGCGGCCGGTCATCCCCTGCGTGATTTTGCCGAAGCGAAAAAGCAGGCTAAAGAGGCGCTGCTGCTGGCGACAAAAGCCACAGAGTCGATATCGGCCCGGTCAGCAAAACTGACTGAGCATCCTCTGGATAAATATTCGCGTGGCACACGACTTGCCAGACACTGGGCAACCCTTGCCAGAGAGCGGCAGCCAGACGGCTGGCAGGCACAGGGCGCCAGGGAGGTATGGACCTCATTGAAAAACCAGGGGCTTCTAGAGGCAACGCTTTCCCATGGGGATCCGAAGGGTTACCTGTTTGCCACACGGCTAGCCGGTGAGCTTGAAAACGCCAGTAATGATGAGCTGAAGCTGCCGATGAGCCCGGATGAATATGTGGCGCTGGAAAAGAGTCTGGTTGAGTTTATCGTCAGCTGGGGGCAAAAAAGGGTCGCGAGGGGGGGGAGCCGTCTGGTAGTCGAACTCAGTTTTGAACAGGCGGTGGACACGGTGACCTTCGGGCTGTCGAGTATGCTCAGGATGCCGTATAAGGTGCTCAAGGCGTCAATCAAGATCCCCTATCGAGTTAACAAGGTAAATAATTACACGATGCCCGGGCAAGACAGGCCTTATAAGGCCATGTATACCTTGCTGGGTAAGAAGCTGAAACAGCTGGGTTTTAATCTGGTGACGGCCCCGGTGCCCGGGGTGATCAAGTTACCGATAGGGGCGGGTATCGCGGCCGCAGGTGCGCTCTATAATCATCACCTGGAATCAAAAGAAAAGACTTTCAGCGCGGTATATGAAAGGGTAACACAGGGCAGGAAGAGTCAAAAAATAAAAATGAGCTCCCCGTCCGGGATGCTGCTGGATGGCGGGCTGGATGCTGGCGTTATCGGCGGCGTGAAAGGGATGGGGGTCGCCAGGACCCTGATGGAGCGGGAAAGATTAGAAAGGGAAAGGCAGGCCCTGTTTGATGCCTTCGTTGCAATGAACGAGAACAACAACCCCCCGTCCGCCAATACAGAACTTTACCATATAAACGACGAGGAGCTGAAGCCGCTCGCCAGGCGGCTGAGGAAGACGGGCGGTCTTTCTCAGGTACGCATGGGGCGGTCAACAACAGGAAAGAGCTATTATGACCTGAAGACGCGGACGGTCATGCTGAGAGAAGGGGCCACAGAACAGGAAAAGCTGCATGAAATTGCGCATGCCTTATCTGCCCATCAGCTGCGGTACGCTATGGATGAAGAAGTACCTGAAAGGCTTAAGAAAGAGGGACGGCTGGAAGAGCTTAAGGCGTACAGGGTATTGCAACAGCAGGTTAAACGGCTTGACCGCCTGCGTGAAAAAGCGCTGGAGTCCTATAAGGAGCGTCACGGCGGCAAGGATAAAGAAACGTTGTATTATCTGGGCAACCTGGATGAGTTTGTGGCGGGATTGTACTCAGGTGACAGTGAGTTCACGCATTTTCTGGCCACCATTGACGAGGAGGGTCGGAGTCTGCTGGCGCAGGCGGTGGAGCTGCTGGCGCTGCTGCTGGGGATGAATACGGAGCGGGACAGTGCACTGACGCGGGCGATGGGGCTGAGCGAGACGATCATGGGGACGCGGCTGGCCGGGGGGATGGGCAATGATGAGGGGCAACTATTTTTTTTAAATCAAGCGAAAAGAAGGTATATTCCCTTTTATGAAGCGAGAACAAGGTATATTACCCCCTCTCAAACGGGTAATGCCGCACTTGATAAATTAAACGACCAGCATGGCTTATCAATAACAAAAAACACCAAAATAACAATAAGAGAAAATGTTAATGGGGAGACCCAAGAGCGGGAAGTAACATTGCATACACTTCTTATATCCCCACCAGAGAGACCTGGATACATCGTTTGGCCGAGAGCTTACCCAAACGCGTTGATTAACAGTCTTCAGTCGGTTTCATTCCTCAGTTCATATCTTACTGAGCTACCTGAAATTGAAAGAAAAAACGCATTAAAAATTTTGCGGAAAAACTTAGACCAAATACTCAGATCCATACGAACCCTCCATTTTAATAAAATATTAGAATTGCATACCGCTCTTGATAATAATCAGAATGAAATGAAAAGGCATTATCTTAATAAACATGGTGGTGTTGGTGCCTTAAATACGGGGGGCTGGAATAGCAGAGGCTATAACTATCCAGTTTTTGATAAAAAAAATACGCCACAATATTTGCTGGATGAAAGGCTTGAGCTTGAAAAAGAATTAAAAAAAACCAGAGAAATGCATAGCATGGAGGAATCAGAGGGAGCGAAAATCTTTCAATTGCTGCAACAATTACAGTCAGAGGACGTGTTGTCAGAGGACGTGTTGTCAGAGGACGTGTTGTCAGAGGACGAATTTTCAGAGGACGAACATTCAGAGGAAGAACAGTCAGAGGAAGAGCTTGATGTGGTAGACAAAATGCTTATTGAGAGCTTAAAGAAACGCGGTTACACAATAAGCAAAGAACAATTAAATAGCAAAATGTATGTGACAGGTTCAGCTCATGGTCCATTAAGTATTAAGCCAGAGGAAAATACTGCCTACTCAACGGCAGAACCAAATGAATCTTTTGGTTCATCAGTAAAAACCTACACTTTAAAACAGATTCTACTAGGGGAATATGATCGGCATGATACTCATGGCCCTAGTATTGAAATAAGACATCCTGAGAGCGATCCATCCAAAAGAATCCCTCTCGAACTCATTAACGATTTGCGATCTAAACCGCTGAGACAAGCATACACCACTGAAATTGATTCAGGAATCATAAGCCACGTCGATAGTATTTCAAACGATCCTAATGCTAAAAAAACCTATAAGGACAATGTAACGGCCCTAACTTCTAATATTATGATAGAGAAAGTTGGGGAGTTGGAAGGAAAAAATGATGCTTACACTGAGATAGCAAAGGGTATTATGCTTGGCATCATAAAGCCCACGCAGGTTTACTATAATGGACGCATCGTTCCTAATATGGTTTCTTTTGGTTCAGGAAATTTTCGTATTCTCGTTTCTATAGATTCGAGAGAGATAAAAATATTCAATACCGTCAGTAATGATGATTACAGTCTGCCTGCTTTTATCAAAAGCCATCTTCCAACAGAACAGCAGACCAGAGATACGCAAATGAGGCTGACCTTTGGTCAGGGAGGGGATAGGTTATATGAAGAATTATTTGAAGAGTTACTTGTTAGATTAAAAAAAGATTTGCGGAGTATGGTTTTCACTCGACGGGAAGACGATGATGCAAAAGGTAAAGAACTCACCAAGGATGTTTTATTCGCATTGTCATTAATCGCAACGATTGCGACCTTGGGCGTTGCAACGCCACTTGCGGTTGCTACTGGCTTAGCAGTAACTATTATAAAAGGAATGACGGAAATATATATTGATGAGCAAACTGCAAATGATGCCGACCGCAGCGATGTCAGAGACGCCGCCAGAGAGAGTGCAACGCTATCAAGATACATGCTCGGTTTTGAGATCGCATCAGAATTACTCCCTCTTGTGGGAAAATTGGCGTTGGCCACAAATGCAAGCAATTTAAAAAATACACTCACGGAAATATCCACAAAAAGCAGAACATTGTCCTCTTCAGGAATAGAAGATTTCACACGTACCGGCGCGGGGCGAAGCATGTCTTCAGGGACGACTCCCACTACCGGAACGGGGTCAGCGGCCCTGCCGGCCGGTCAGTTTAATGATGTTCGTTTCCCTGGCACACGGGGGGCGGGCAGAGGGATCCCTTCTGGTAACGGAAGGCGTCTCTATGGTCAGCCTAACCCGATGTCACGGCCCCGCGGTCAGAACGAGTTAGATATGTTAAACCAGTGGAGGGACACACACGGAACGTTAAGGACATTTCCAGAGTCTCACCGTGTGACTTCGGTGGATGTGAGCAACATGACGCTGGGCACACAAGGACGTTACAGAGGTGTTTATACCGATGCTAGTGGCTCTCAATCTCGGTATTATATGCAACAGGATCAAAATATATTCGAGCTGAAATACGATAATTCAACCGGGGCATGGCGACTGGAGAACCCGTCTCAACCGCAGATGGGGGGGTATCATCCGGCGGTGCGCTTTGATCCGGTAAATGGATGGAAATATCGTGCTAATGTGGGGCTACAAGGAGGTGCGAGGGGCAAAGTTGCTATCAATCCTCCTGCACGCCCCGCACCGACAAACCGGCTCACAGGTGACTTGGGTGACGCAACTGAACTAGCTAACATTCAAAACAGAATATCTCAGGGTGACTATGACGCAGAAGGAGTCAAACATAATTTTCTTCATGGAGTTGATAATCTTCCGGAGAGTTCAAATGCAGACAATATAAGAAAAACGCTGAATGCAGTTAACCAACGCCCTGATTATAATGCTGGCAATACATTGTATCGAGGCGCACCCATGTCAAGAGAGAGTTTTGATTTATTACAAAAAGACAAGCTAGTTCAAGCTCAGCAATTTGGTTTTTTTTCTGAGTCTAAACTCTTCGCCAGCACATATGCCGATTCCGGGGCGGCAAGTAACGTAAATGTGATATGGAGAGTCAAGTCCCCTCCCTCAGGAATACTTAAAAAGGGGAAAAGGAGTTCTGATTTCTACGGCCAAGCGGTCGAAGATTTAATAAAAAATAAGGTTCCTGTTAATAAAGCCAGAAAAATAATGGAGGCGGAAGAGGTCATCGTTCAGCCAGGGGCGGTTTTTAGAGTGACCTCTATTAAAGAAGAGGTGATCAAACGTGGAGTTGTAACTGAGAAAGTATATAAAGTTGATCTGGAATATGTCGGAAACTCCCTTGATGTTCATGATTTCTCTTTACACGGCACAAGCGGTAACGCCAATTTTCTTGAATAAAACAGGCGCTTCTAATCAGAACGTAGCGCCCTTACAGGGCGAGCGTCACGGCTTTGCCGTTTCGGGAAATCGCTGCCCCGCTGGCCGTGGGCATCCCCCTGCCCTTTGACCAGGTTTCCAGCGCCCGCTTATCAGGTTTGCTTTGCTGAAGAGCAAACTCAACATCTGGTTTTATTAAAAAAAGAGACCATCGGTCGCGCGGCCACTACAGATATACTTGCTCAAAAGAAACGGTATAAGCTGCAATAAGTATAAGACTCGTCATAAATGCTACGGAAGCCGACATAATCATGTTTAAAGACTAACCGACGGCTGTGCGCATTAAAGTCGCCGGTTTTGCCGCATGTTTACTGGCGTCAGATGGGCATATTGCGCCCCATTTTCGCCATTTCACGCCGCAGAGCGAGATCAATATGTTCCGTATCAACGCAAGGCGCATTGGCCGCCAACCAGCTTGCCAGCAGTGAGATATTGCGGATATTGGCCCCGGTAAGCTGAACCTGAGCCAGGCGAGAAAAATCGATCTTCGGCGAGAGAAGTTGCTCCTGAGGCCAGACCGCGCGCCACATTTTTTCGCGCAGCCCGGCATCCGGCCACAGAAAATGAGTGATAAAAGTAAAACGCCGGGTAAAGGCGTCATCAAGATGGCCGCGGTTGTTGGTCGCCAGTATCACCAGCCCTGGATGTTGTTCAAGTCGCTGTAGCAGATAGGCGATTTCAATATTGGCATGCCGATCTCTGGCGTCCTTGCTTTCACTGCGTTTGCCGAACAGGGCATCGGCTTCATCAAAAAACAATACGCCTGCATCCTGAGCGGCCAGGTCAAAAATACGCCCAAGGTTTTTTTCAGTTTCTCCGATGTATTTGTTCACTACCGTAGACAGGTCGACCCTGATCAAATCAACGCCTAGCTCAGCGGCCATCACTTCCGCAACCAGCGTTTTACCGGTGCCGGGATTACCATGAAACAGCGCACTGATGCCGGTAGCGCGCCCCACCTTGCGCGCAAACCCTTTCTTTAGCACGCTTTCCCGGTAGCGTATCGCCTGACCGATTTCGCTTAATTCCTGCTGTAACGCCTCACTGATAATAATATCGTCCCAGCAACGCTGCGGTGTGATACGTTGAGCCAGCTTGCCAAAGTCTTTGCGTGAGCGACGCAAAAAAGCCTGACGGTAATCGTCTTCTGTGGCCATAGCATTACCGCGAAGCTGGCTGGCAATCTGCGCTTCGCGAACGGCCTGGTGCATTTCTCGCTGCGAGAGCGTTACCTGTCGTACCAAGTTGCGCAGGTCGATATCCGGCTCACTATCCAGTAGCGCCAGTAACTGGTCATGTCGGGTGTCAACATCAGGGAGATCAATGTTTAGTATCTGGCGGTTGAGCGCTGGGAAAGGGAATGCAATGGTTCCTGCGGGTAGCAGACAACCAAGCAAGAGCGGGAGGCTGTCCTGGCCAGCCTGAGTCACCCGTTGCATCATTTGCTGGTTGAGACTTTCCGAACGCCATGCTGGTTCCTCAGCGTTCTCAACGTCCAGGTTAAATACCAGCAGAATTTCCCACAGGCAGGCTATACCAAGCAGCTGTTCAAGCGCCTTTATCGCGTTACGTTCGTCTGCCAGTAGCTGAGACCATGAGACCAATAAAGTTGAGGTGTGCAGCGCCTGTGCCACACCAGACAGGTAGCTTTCACTGTCTGCACCCGATGTGTATCTGATCTCCAGCAGCGAGGGCAGCGGAGAAGCAAGGACGTTTTGCTGCAACGGTTCTGCATTCTGTTGTGGCCATAGCCAGCGGGCATAGCGTGACAGAGAACCTGGTAATATGTACTCACCCAGCAGCCAGCGCAATACCCAGTCAGGCGTTATATATCGGGTGTAATCTGCTGTCTGACCGGGATAGACTTCGATCAGACCGTAATACAGCAGCGGCGCCTGTGGCGACAAATTCTGCAGCTGTGTATGACGCACATAGGGACCCGGAGAGAATAACGTTAACACCATTTCAACAGTGGGCATGCCAGCTTTATGAAAAGGCAGGCTGGAAAACAACTGTCGATAGCGTGGTTCAAAACTGTTCAGGCAGCCGATCAATATTACCGCAAGCTCAAAGTCGGTAAGATTGTATCGTTCTACCATCTGCATGACATGACTCTCAGTATCCAGATCGAATTCAGGAACAGTACTTTGCCAGTTGCCAGGCTGCCCCGTCCCGAATAGACTCTGGCCTGCTTGAGTGTGCAAGTCATCCTCCGTACAAGTAAAATCGGGCAACAGGTCAGACTGTGCTAACTGACCGAATCGTTGCAGTTCCGTGTCAATAACAGCGATGGCCGTAAGAAAGTGAGAAAGCTGATCGTCATCGGCCCCCTCAGCTTCTGAAAACATAATGCGTTCAGTAGACACTTTTTTTATTCCTTATAACCCGTTGAGGGATAATCTGTTGGTAGCGGGCATCAGGCGGCATGAAGTGATCCTTCTGTAAATAAACGTTTATAGTGAAGGATCAGGGAAGCAGCCATTACGTTGACCGGATTTCATAAAGCCAGACTTTGCCGGTTTCACCTTCAGCGGCGCCTGGCGCGCCGGGCGCGCCCACCGCCAGCCGGGAGCCATCGTGATTGAGTGCCAGAGAGTAGCCAAACTCGTCACCTTCTACCTGCTCATGAGGGAGCAGGCGACCTGTGCCGCCAAACCAATCCTGTTCCTTTTCATAAACCCTGACAGCGCCGCCGTTACCGGAATCGCTGGTAATCTGCGATGCGATGACCAGCATATCGCCATCTCCGCTGAGCGCAACGCACCTGCCAAACCGATCGCCGGGCAGCGTATTAGCCTCTGTCAGCCGTCTTTTGAACAGCCAGCTGTCCTGCTCGCGCTGATAAACGTAGACGGCCCCCTGTTCATCATTTTCTTCCGGGCTGCCAACGGCCAGCACGTTGCCGTCACGGCTGAGCGCCACGCTGGCACCAAATTTCCCCGGCTGCTGCGGTGAAAGCATCGCTTCCGCCAACGTCCAGACGTCCCCGTCCCTTGTCCAGGTGGTGACCACGCCGGCGTCAGCATTGCGGCCCGGCGCAGAGGCAATAAGCAGCGTGCCCGCATCGTTCATTGCCAGGGCAGTGCCAAATAAATCGTTATCGGCTGGAGTTTCCAGATGGACTTCCATGGTTGGTTCTTCTGCGTTATCTTTAGAAAATTGAATAGCGCCCGCATTGACATCATTTATTATGGCTCCAGGTGCCCCTACAGCCAGCCATTCCATTGGGTTACTCACTGCAAAGGAAGAACCGCCGCTCGACATAACGTGAATCCATCCGTTATTTGTATAAGAATCATTTTTCTTTGCTAATATATGAACTAATCCCGTAGAAGCGTATTTTTCAAATCCGGTATACAAGTAGGCTCCATCACCACTTAAAAAGATGGGTCTGATAGAGCCATCATATGCATGATTAGAAATATAAATTGGTCGCCAATTACCTTCCTCTGCTTTAAAAACAGTTTCTAAAGCATTTATTCCACAACCATGGATAGCCAACAAAATTCCATCATTGGTTATCGAAATACTATTCCCCATCCTATTTATAATTGCGCCATCTATAACTTCAAAGGCCGGCAGCTGCGCTTCCGCCAGCACGAACTCCTTCACCGGCTCTGGCTCCGGCACCACCGGCAGGCCGCCCGCGCCGCCGCCCGCCGCGTCAGGCTGCTGGCTGAACTCCAGCACCACAAACTCCGCCGGACGCACCACCGCCAGCCAGATGCGCAGGCGCAGCGTGCCCGCCTGTACGTCCGCCTCGCTCATCGTGCTCCCCAGGCCCGCCTCCACCCGGTAGCTCTCCGCCTCCGTTATCCCGGCAAACGCCCCTTGCTGCATCAGGGTGTACAGGTAGTTCTCCGCCGTCGCCCGCAGCAGGCGCCACGTCTCCGGCCCGTTCGGCTCAAACAGCGCCGCCGCCAGCGCACGCTGCAGGTCGCGCTCCACCATGTCGAACGTCCGCCGCACCTGAATGTAGCCCCACGCGCTGCCCCCGGCGGTCAGCGTCCGCGCCCCCCACAGCTGCACGCCCCGGCCGCTGAACGCCCGGAACATGTTCACCGACATCGCGGCAAAGTCCGCGCTGGTAAAGCGCGCCTGCGCGTTGTCCCCCACCCGCACGGCGGGCGTCAGCCCGGCGCTCACCGCCAGGTTGGCCGGCGCCTTCCACGGCCCCGCCTGCCGGTCGGTCTGGCACAGCAGTCCCGCCGCCACCGCCGAGGGGGCCACCGGGTGCATATCCTTCACCCGCTGTCCGCTCTCATCGCGCAGCAGCCAGTCTGCCTGCAGCCACGGGTAGTAGAGCGCCGCGCTCTCCGACGGACTCAGCGTCGCCAGGTGCGCCTCCAGCGCCCCGGCGCTGAACGTCCCCTCGTGCTGCGGCCCGTCCAGCAGGGCAAACAGCCCGCTGCCCGGCTGGCACAGCGCCAGAATGTCGCTCTCCGTGCCGGCCTCCCCGGCCTGCACCACCAGGGTCACGTCCGGCAGGCTCTCCACCGCCGCCAGCTGGTCGCGCGGACAGAGGTAGCACCAGCCGCCGCCGTTATCAAAAAACACCTTCAGCGCCGGCGCCAGCGGCCGGCTCCAGTCCACCTCAGCGCCGGCCTCCCCGACGCTCACCCCGGCCAGCGTCGGCCAGTGGGACGGCCCGCGGCCCGACCGCGGCGCCGGGCTGCCCGGCAGGAAGCGCGAAGCCGTGATGCCGCGACGGCTGCGCCGCCGGGCCGGGCTGCGCAGCGCCTGCTCATACTCGCCGAAGCTGCGCACGATTACCGGCTGGCCGGCCGCGGCCCACCACGGCTGCTCAGCCGCTGGGCCGGTCACAAATACCGGCACCGCGGTGGCGGCGCGCGAGGCGGAGAAAGAAACAACGTCCGGTTCGTCAACGTAGACGCCCGGCGATAAGGGAAACGTCAGCATTTTGCCTCCAGTCGGCATGGTTACGGTAGCGCCCGGCGAATACCGGCCCGGCACCGTCCTGTTCAGTTATTCAGGGCGTTTGATACTTTGCAGCGCGTCGGCATTGGCCTCTACCACCGTCCAGTGGGAGGCAAATTTTTCAGGCAATCCTGTTTTTTTCCATTCTGCGATTTGTGCACTGATGAGCGTTGCCACGCCCTCAAAAGCGAGTCCACTCAAAGAGATGTTAATCGGCTGCTTATCATGCTGGTTCTTTTTAAGCTTGCCTGAAGGTAATACTTGCTCAACATGCAGCGTTACCCGCGCCAGCTCTCCCTCTCCAAGTTGAGTCTGCCGCTGCAACAGGGCAAATAGCTGCTGCTCCAGCTCCAGCTGCCCACTGCCGTCTAGTGACTCCATGCTCATTCTGGTTTCATAAACCGGAGGAGCCGTTTCGGGCGGATTGTTAAGGTTAACAGGCAGGGTAACGGCAAAATTAATAATGGTGCTCGGTTTATTATCCAGCGCCTGCCAGAAGTTGCCGAGGCTGTTGAGCGCTTCCGGCTCAATAATACGCAGCATATAGGGTTGGAAAGCAGGTGATTTGCGTAGAGTAAGCAGTGCGCGGATCATATTGTTGATGTTTTGCACAGGATCGCTGTCCGCTGCAGCCGATGGCGAATCATAATCACCTTCAGATTTCAGCCCCCAATAGGTCACCAGATAAAGGCAACGCACATAGGCTGGTTCCTCCACATACTGCCCACTGGCGGCGTTGTACTGTCGCCCATTGCTCTGACGAATATCCAGATCCTCATAGATCAAATAAAGAAACAGATTAAAGGTTCCACCGGATGGCAGGTTAGCAGGATCCGGCGCATCAAAACGAATGTTCACGTCAGGTAGGGTAGCAGCGAAATGGTTTTTCAGCACTGCGTTGAGTTGAGCAATTTCATTCTGCGATTGTCTGTTCGTGTTCTGGCCGGGCATAGCCACCTCCTGAGTCATACAGCGTAGGGAAATACCGGCATTTGCCAGTCAATAGCGATCGGTCCTGGTAACCAGGGGTAGATCAGTTGCTCCAGCGGCCAGGGAATCGCCCACAGCAGCAGGTCAGCAGGATGCGACGTCACCGTCAGCTGCCAGCCGATGCCGCCTTCCTCCAGCGTACCGCTGCGTTGTAAAAATAGTTGGCAAAAACCGTTCAGGCTGAGCTTATCCAGCCCCAGTCGCTGTAATAGCTGCATCTGCTGTAGCTGTTGCAGCATGGACGTCAACTGCGTTTCCAGTGCCAGACGAAGTTCGCTAATGCGCTCCTCGCCGGGCCAGTGTTCAATGGGCGCATTTAGCGGCCAGCCGCATAACAGTTTGCTGAGCAGGCTGCGCCATTCGCCGCCGTCGTTGCTCTGCCAGACCAGCGCATCCAACAGCGCGATAGCCTCGATTTGCGCCTGCGGCGAGGTAAAGGTCAGCGGCGCCTGCTCATCGGTTTTTACCAGCAGGCCGAGGCTGCTGAACCAGCGCGGCAGCAGCGGCCACAACAGCACCAGCCCGGCGTGATGCACCGGCAGCGCTTCTCCGGCAGCAGGCAGCGGGGCATGCTGATCAACCACCGAGCGCGGTGGCTCAACCAGTGGCCGCTCTGGCCGATTTTCCCTGACCGTTGGTGCGGCGTCCGAAGCATCATTTTCGTCCGACCCAGGCAAACGCGCAGTAGTGGCTGACGCTGGCGATGCACTGCCCGGCAAGCTGGCAATATCGGGTAACACCGCCATTACCTGCTGCCGGTCAGCCGGGGTAAAGCGCTGCCATAAGGCATCACCGTGGCGGGCAAGTAGCCTGCGCAGCCAGATCTGTGGCTGCGCAAATCCCTTTTTTCCATCCATGCGTGCGATTAATGCCGCCAGTTCGCGTAACTGTGGTTCAGATGGCAACCGCAGCTCCGCCTGATAAAAACCGCTGATAACCGGCGTTGTCGGTTCAACATCGAATGCCTGCTGACGCCAGATCAGCAGCAGCAGCGTAATGGCATCCGGTTTTTCTTTATGTCCGGTCGGCAACGCTGGCAGATTCAGTATACGCTGCTGCCATAGCGGCCAATTTTGCCTTGTTAAACAGCTTAACAACCTACGGCGCGCCTGCGGTGCGGCCAGCACCGTGCTTAGGCCTGGCCACGGCGGTATATCCTGCTGCTCGCTCTGGCGCAGATAATGTGTCAGCCACTTGCCTGGCGAGCTGCTATGGTTTGGCAGCGCAGACTGCTCAAGGCTTTGCGCAGCCTGCGCTGGCGAGCTGCTATGGTTTGGCAGCGCAGACTGCTCAAGGCTTTGCGCAGCCTGCGACGGCTGCCAGTAGCCGGTTTCGCCTGGCGAACTGCTGTGATTTAGCACCGCGGGCGGCTCATTGCCTTGTACCTTATGCGGTGGCCAGTAACCGGTTTGCAGATAGCGCAAAAATTGCTCTGGCGGATCTTTCTGTGTCTGCGCTGGCGGTTCGGGTGCTTTCGCGATGGCAGTCGACAGCTGATATTCATTGTCGGCTGTCACTGCTGGCGCCGCCTGTTCTGGCGCTAAATGCAGATTACGCAACGCCTGATCCAGCGCCGCCATTACCTTTGGCGCAAACTGCACGCTGAAGGCAGCGCGCGGCAGCGTGCCGAGATCCAGCCGCAGATAATCCAGCGTGACTGGCTGCTGGCGCTGTAAAGCGTGCAGCCAGGCACTCAGCCGTTGGGCGAGCTGATTTTTCAGCACCCCATGCAGCTGACGGCTGGCTTCCTGCTGTAAGGATGCAGCGTAAAACCGGGTAGTATGGATGGAGATTCTGCATTTATTAATGCGCATAAATTTTCCGATAAAAAGCAAATATAGAAGGGTGCTTTTTAATAATATTATTAGGGTATTAAATTGACTAATGTTGAAAAAGATCCCTTAATTCCTGTCTGAGTAATTAGGGATATAGTTATTACACCACTAGTCATTGAGGTACCCGCTGGCACATCAATTGCTGTTGAAATTATATGTTGACTATTCACAGTATCTCTTATGGTGCCTGCGTTTCCGTTAGCGTCACTAAATAATATTGTATCGTCAAATTTAGCAGGCTCGTAATGCTTCGTGTTTAACTTAGTTATAGCAGAGATTGTGACCGAAGCCTGCATAATCCAATGGTCCTTACCATTACTTCCACGTCCATTATTTTTGAAAAAAGCAAAAAAATTATCAAATAAGGCGTAATGAGAAGCTCCATATAATGCTCCCATCATTCGAATCATATTTTGAAAAGTAGGATTAATATCAACCCCGCCACTATCGACTTTTAATCCGCTGGCGACTTTAACGCTAATTCCAGTCGTCGTATTTTCCAGACCGCTATTCGGCTTAACTTTAATCCCGACGCCAGCCGTCGTATTTTCCACACCGCTATTCGGCGCAACTTTAATCCCGATGCCACTCGTCGTATTTTCCACACCGCTATTCGGCGCAACTTTAATCCCGATGCCACTCGTCGTATTTTCCACACCGCTATTCGGCTTAACTTTAACCCCGACGCCAGCCGTCGTAATTTCCAGACTGCTATTTGGTATAACCTTAACGCCCACCTGGCCAGCAGTATTAAATTGCAGTGCACCACTTGTATCGAGGTCGATACCCAGAGTCGCACCAAATTCACTATCTTTTGCCTCATATGATTTAAGCCCTTGCCGCTGTCCTGATACCTTGGGATCCCCCACATTAATCCACAGCCCAGTATGATCGCCTCTAAGCACTCCAGCAAAATGTTTGGATGAATCACCATTAATAACTGTTTTAACCGTCAATCCGCCATCTGATTGAATGTTGAGGGGGCCATTACTATATAACTTAACCGCCAGTCCATTTGTCAGGTCGGGTTCCAGCCCGCTATTCGCTTTAACCTTAACCCCGACGCCAGCCGTCGTGACCATTAGCCCGCTGGTTGTGCCAGCCGGTTTAATTTCCAGTTTTTTGCTGTCGCTGTTCAGGGTTAAGCCATTGCCCTGTGTCGCTTCACCGTCCGCGCCTTTTTCCAGTCCAAGACTGTAGGCCATATCGTAATGCTGCTTAAGCCAGAGTTGATAATTGTCTTGACGCGGTACAGCGTTACGTACAAAAACGTCAGTCAAATTTTCGCGTGGGTTAGCAAAGGGCAGCGTCACATCTGCTGGCGCGGTAATTTTACTGTCGGCGTTAATCGCGTCGTCAGGCTTTGCCGTGCTTTTTTTGTTGCTCATGTTTAACTCCTGCTTATCAACAAAGAGGAAAATCGGTTTAATTAATTTGACGGCGGAATAAACAGCAGCCCTGCCGAAGTAATAAGCTGCTGCCACTCGGCTTTCTGCTCATCGCTCCAGCTAGCGTAATCGGCGACATCCCCAATCGCGTCGAGCTGAGTTTCCACGCTGGCGCTGGGTATGATCATTTCGCCGATGCCTTCCACCAGCTCCTGCAGCATGCCGATGGAAAGCATACGCAGCAGCTTCAGGGTGTCTTCGCCAATCGCAGTGCGGTTTTGCTGCCAGCTGTTATAGGTGTCAGCAAAAGTGTCGAACTGCTCATCGCTCAGCCACAAAATGCGAGTCTGTATATGCGCCGGCATCTCTGCCTGAACAATACGTCGAATGCGCTGTTGTTCACGCTCATACTCTTCGCTGTCAGTCTCATTAATGGCATCCGTCCCGCTGATAAGAATACGGCGAAATACCAGCGATAAAGTGAAAGAAAAGCGGTCGCGCAATAGTAGTAGGTTGCTGCCCGGTTTGATGTACCAGCTGTAGCGTTGAATACTAAGGTTCAAATCGCCGTCACGCACTTTGATGGTGGCATGACCGGCAAAGCTATCAATGCTGATAACATCGGCAGTCAGACTGCCGGCCGCAGCTGCCGGTTTATTTTCCGTGGCGCTGCCATAAACCGGTTCCAGGATAAGGGTATCGCCGGCACGCAACACCGCAGGCCAGGGCTGATCACTGGCGGTATGGATTTTCCAGGTGTTCGTTTGGCCTGGCACCGCCTGTGCCAGTGACTCTTCCAGCATATAGCTCATCTCATTCAGCCAGACATTGCTGAATTCAAAGGTGAGCTGCCCTGTAGCGGCAGCGTCCAACACCGCATTAAGACGCAGGCGTAACGGGCGAAATTGCGCCGGATAGAGAAAGAAGCAGTTGTTTTTGACTTCCGTCGCGGCGCTGCCGTCATCACCTTCAGGCAGAGCTGCCATCTCAAAGCCCATCGCGACTACCAGCAAATTCTCAATCTGAGGATCTGATTCTGCGGCGGTTTTTTTGCTGCTTTTTTTACTCGCTGCCGATGCTGGCAGATGTAAATTGACCATATGCCGTGCCGTTAAGATATCTTTAAGGCTTCCGGCGGCCTCAACCAATAGCAGTTCTCTGTCACCGACGGCCACCATTCTGGCGGATTTGATTTTGCCCTGTTCGGGCAACGCAGCTTCAGGTATCTCTGGCAACAGCAGCGGATGCTCAACCAGATAAAAAGGCAGTTTTGCCATATCGGGCTGCGCGTCGAATAGCGACAGGCCATAACCTAGCTGGCCAGCCAGACGGCGCTGTAGCGAAGAGACCTGATTGATATGAATAGCAGTGCGGGCATAGCCCACCTGCGGCATATGCTGCAACAGCGCCTGCGAAATCTGCAGATAGCTGTCGGCCCGCGGGTCAGTTTCCGCCACCTCATCCAGCCGCTCCACGCCGAAGTAACTCAGCAGAAAGCGGAACAGAGCCAGCTCCCCACTGCGGTTGCTTTGATTGACGGCATCCTGCGCCATAAGCTGATTTTTTAACGAGTGATGTACTTTGTCGTAGGGCGTATTTTCAGCAAATGGCCACTGGCTGCCGTAAACAGGCCGTTCAATTCGCTCGTTAAGGCTAAAATTCAGCAGACGACATAGTCGCTCCAGACCCTCAACCTCACTGGCCAGTGTCTGCTCAAAACCCAGCATAAAGCGGTGTAGCTGCTGCGTGACACTATTCGGAGACCAGGCCTGCAGATTGTACAGTGAGGGAACCAGCGATGACGCGGGATAGTAATGGCTTAGACTGCGGTAACGTCCCACTGGCAAAGCAGCGGCAGGTTTACTTTGGGTAACCTTCAGGCGCGCCTGTACTCTGGCAAGAATGACCTGTGCATCACCTGCCAGCTGCACTTCTTTGCGATAAAGACTAAGGCGCTCTAACATCTTACCGATGCGGGTAAGCAGATCGCCATTGCTGGTCCATAAAATATATTGCTGCTCAGCCTCTTCCTGCAAAAAGAACACTAACCTTTCATCGCTAAGGCTGATATAGCGCACGGCACTTACTCCGTTAAGTGCACTGATCGGCAGTACAAACTGTCCCACCGATATTTTTTGCTCGCCGCTACCAAAATCAGAGGGGGGAAGTTCTGCGATCCAACCATGTTGCGCCCGTGGCCCGCTATAATCGCCGTTGATCAGATCCAGCTCAGCCTGACGCACCACGGGCAAAGCCAGACTCTGGTGCAGCGTAATATAGAGTTCAGCATAGAGGTCATTGACATTGGTCATCGTTTCACTGACATCAATATCGATGGTCAGATGCAGAGCAGCTTGCGTATCAATGACTTTTATCTCACGAAACAATTCGCAAAGGTTACGATTGCCTTCGAGGTAGTTCTCCAGTACCTGATCAACCGGCGGCTCGCTGACCACTACCGGCAGAAAAGCTCTGCGCGCCTTAACCTCATAGCTACCGTTAAGATAAAATAACGTATATTGCGCATCAGACTCATCGGCCTCTTTGGCTTCTTTGGCCTCTTTATCAAATACAAACTGGCGGTTTGTCTGGTCATAAAAGTATTTAAAGCGCTCTTCTCCCTGCTGTTTTGTGACCCGCGCATCCGAGAAGTAATAACCCGCTGTGCCCTCTCCGTTATTAAACAGATCCAGGATACCGCGTCGATAATCATCCAGGGTAATAGGGCTGGTGGTCAGCATCTGCTCCGGCATAAAATCTGCCGGAAACAGCATATCCCCGCTCTGCGCTTCAGCCGGAGTAAGCAGATCCTGTAGCGGCAACAGGCAACGATAGCTAAGATCAGAAAGGTTCCACGCCAGCGATTCCAACAGGGTGATGCCCGGATCGTGAATGGCGGTATCAGTCCATATCGCACCCGATAGCGCGTCAATAAGCCCATGCGCCTGCCCCATCAAGGTATTGAAATGAATATTCTCTTTTTCCAGCGTCACCAGCGAGGCGGGAGTGTAGTTAGTGTTCATCTGTTAGCCTCTTTGGATTTCTGCTGGCGGCGGGGTTGTCTGCGATTCCGAAGGTAATTCCAGCACCATCACCGCCAATGTAGTATCAATAGGATCATATTTTCCATTTAAGGTAATGTCCTCAACCCAGCTCAATTCGGGCAGTTGCTGCATAACCAGAATAATGTCACTAATGGTTAGCGAACTGCCCAGCGTTACCAGACTGTCGCCCGTCAGCCACGGCATAATGTGTTGGTTGATTGCTTTTTCCAGCAGCTGCTCGGCATTCTCCGGGTTGACCCCCGGCTTCCAGTGCACCTTATAGGCAATCTTTATTTTCAAATAATAAGGATTTAATACGCGCAAATTGAGCCAGGGCGAAGCACGTTCGCTGATAAAGGTATTAACCCTTTGCAAATAGGCCGGGGTAAAGATAGGCTTTTGTGGGTCATTGCCTTCATTAATACCGGCGCGCGGCACCAACATCACCTCCTGTACCCGCAGCGCATCCGGCTCTGGCTTACCATCAGACAACGCTTTTTCATCCGGTTCGTTCGGGATATAAAGCCCATCAAGGATCTTCACGCCGGGCAAACGCACATGAGCAACCTCAGGAAAATTTACGGTGATGAGCATACTGATATCTCGCCACGTTGATGCACGACCACGATGGGCGACCTGATTCGCCATTCGCGTCATCATTGCGCTATCGCTTTCTGGTGCCACACCATTATTGCCGGCCAATGGCTGACTGACGCTGGCCAACCCGACTATCGGCGTGACGGTACGCGAAACGCTGCCCGCTGGTAGCGGCGCAGTAAAGTGGTCGACAGCGGCGTCAGCAGCATTAATCAGCGTCGCGCGGGCCGCATTGGTCCATAGCCCTTTCAGCCAGGGAAATTGTTCAACCTTTGGCTGGCCACGGCTGTCCACTATACCTTCCGGTAAACCAGGGATAATTTCCTGACGAGCAAACCCTTTAGCACGTAGCCAGTAGCGACCTGCGGGCATTTCTACACTCTGATCGGTGGCATCTGCTGGCAGGGTGACATAACCATTGCCGGAACGGGAAAAGTTGCCGGTTTCGTCGCTAATTTGGCGAGTCAGGGGTTCCCATGTCTCGGCTGCGTCCCCTATTTTTGACAGGTAGTGCCACGCAATACCGTCATTTAAAAAGGGGACAGGCGTATCAATTTCCCAGTACAAGCTGAGCTGCTGGCCTGCAGTAATGCCATCAAATCCCATATAAAGTTGGTAATCGTCTGTGGGATCAGTTGCCGATGCCGTGGCGTCATCAGCCTGCCAGCCGAACGGCAGCAGACGATATTGCTGCGGCGCATTAATTAGATCGGCACGCCAGCTTACGGTCAGTGTCTTCCAGTGAGGAACCCAGGGCGGGTTGATGTCTGACTTCAGAACGCCCTGTTCTATCATGTTGTTCAACGTCGCCTGCTGAAAATCCTTGCCTGCCAATGTCAGCACGCTGGCATTATGCCAGTACGCCTCCGTATCATCCGGGTTGCAGTCGGCACCGTCACGATGCATCCTTAGCTCGGCATCCTGCCCGTCAGCGGTAAACAGGGGGCTGTACTGCACCGCGTTACCCTGCGCATCGACCAAATCTGTTCCGCTGACTTTAAAGGCGTCATTGTTAATGCCCGAATTTGGGTAATTTTTATAGTACTCGGTAAAATCAGCGGGACGCCCTTGCCATGTCGGCTTTAGCGTAATGTCCAGCGTCAGGTCCGAACGGCACCAGGCAGGAGACATGATTTGCACACTGTCGCCCAATATCGGTGCGGGACCAAAGGGATAGCCATTTTCCTTGCCGACGGTAATATTGTCGCCGGTACGCAGATCAATGTCAGTCGCCTGCTGAACGCTGAAACTTAATCCGACGATAGTAGGCAGGGCATCGTCCTGCGCGTAAAGCCGCACCAGTGGCGCTGTAAATGGATAGTCAGGCAATGCGGTGGGTTGTGATAACAGCAGCGCATCATCCAGCGTAAAGATCAGCCTGCCATTTTCTTTGTTTGCTTTACCTATGCCAAGATCGACCCAACGGTCCCGCACCGTTATCTCTGCGGTAACCGGGGCAAACGTGGCTGCGCTAAACGCCACTTCAAGATGACGGCCGCGGCCCGTTAATCCTTTCAGTTGAGGCAAGACCAACAGGCGACCTGCGCTAACCGGGACAGTATTCTCCTGTTCCGAGAACAATCGGATCCCCTCTGGCGGTAAAGCAATCTTCTCTTCCAGATTTAAGGCGATGGTCTTAAAGCGTCCTTTATCCGTCCGGGTAACCCAGTACAAGTCACTCCAGCGGGCATGATTAATCAGCAGCGAATTATCGAGCTGGTAATGCAACGGCAGACCCAGGCTATCCTGGCCGCCATCCAGCAGCAGGCCAGCAGGTAAATTCAGCGTGCTACGCTCTGCTTCTGGGATCAGCTGTACCAGCACACTGTCAGGCTGAGCCGCGCGTGTTGCACCGCCCAGCACGCCACGAAAATAGAGATCGCGATGACGATATGGCAGAGTATTAATCAGCCGGCGCGGCGTTTCCAGCATGCGGAAAAAAGCCAGTAAAAACGCCTGATGAGGCAGCATATTCCCCCGAGCATTTTCAGGGGCCTGCAACAGCGCGACAAGCGTGTCAACATCCTGTCCATCATTAAAAAAGAATTTATCCCATGTGTGACCTGTCTCACCAAAAGGGATACATGCACTGTAATCACGAAAATGTGTTAATAGGATCTTCAGGGTGCGGTCATCAAATCGATAATTATCAGGCGTTATCATGGTTTTTTCCTGTAGCAACGGAACCCAATGCGAAACCTCTCACCTTAACTGGCAGTGACGAAAAATTGGCTATTGATAATGCTGCCGGTTCCTTCTCTCAATGGCGTAGGATCGGGAGTACTGGCCGGAGGCGGAGCTTTGGCTGGCACCGTGGTTTGAAATTGCGCAATAAACGTTGCGCCCACCACAATGACTGGACTGGTACTCTGACACCAATTTTTCTGCTGATCCGCCCGTAAAGACCTAATGGTCAGGGTGCCTGTTCCTGGGAAAGGATATGCAGCCGTGATATAGCTTACGCCAGCCACGGTCACCGAAGTGATATCGTTGGTCAGGCACACCTTTTTGCCGCTGATAGTGGCGTGACCAGTGCCGGAAATAGTACCAGGCTGCACCGCCACCGTACTGTCATCAAACTGAGGTATAAATTGTATCCGGTCGCCATCAATGACAATAAAGTTGCTCATACAAAATATCCCCCCTGCCCATTGCTGATATCCATCACTCCCTCCTCCATGAACACCTGACCGGTGCCACGAATGGAATAGGAGACCTGAACCCGCAATACGTTAAACCCTTCCTGACCCCGGCCTAACAGGCTGACGTCATCGAACATTGCTTCAACGTTAACAAGGCTAACCCGCGGCTCATAGTCAGCCATGCTTTGACCAATGATTTTGCGGAGATGAGTGAGCAAATCCGCGTTAACATTTTCAAACATTAGCGCATGTAGATCGCAGCCGTACCAGCTATGGACGAGGCGCTCCAGCGGCAGCGTATTGAATAGAATGCGCAGGCTTTGTTGAATATCTTCGATGTAATCGATAGCCAGCACCGCGCCTTCGCTTAGCGTAAAGGCTGGAGGAAAAGCCCAGCCGCGTCCGTATAGTGAGTCAAGTGAAGCCATAACGCCCCCGTAAATATTTATTGTTTGAGTTGAACTGTGCTGCCTTTAATCTCAACGCCGGAATTGCCAACAAACGTGCTTTTCTGATTGGCTTTCAGATCGAGATTGTTCGCATCAATCGTCACGCTTTCGCTAACCACCAGGGTTGCCGCTCCCTCTTTAAGGGTCAACCGGCTTTTTGCAGCGCCTTTTTCTTCCTCAAGAAGGAGGCCTTCGGTAGGGTGCAGCATCAGACGCTGAGTCAGAGTGTCGGTTTTCAATACCATGCCAATACCCTGATCAAGCGCTGATTTAGGCGCTTTGTTTACCGGGTTGTGCATGGCGCCTAAAATCACTGGAAAGCGCGGATCGTCTTCAATAAAAGCCACCACTACCTCATCTCCCTTGCGGGGATAAAAGTTGAAGCCGCTTTCAGCACTGGCGAACGGCACGCCAAGTCGCGCATTAAGCGTAACGTTACCTAACTGAAAGGCAGGTAATTGTATCTTCAGAGCATGATAATCGTCCGGCCCCTGCGGGTTTTCGTCCACAACACCAATATGCAGGCCAGGCGCAGCAGGCACCAGTTCGCTATCCATACCGATGAGCAGATTGCTGCCAACCTCGATCGAGGTGGTCCACCTTTTATCCCTGTCACTGGAGATAGCAAAATTATGCTTAATGCCGGTAATAAATGCGGTACCGTCCAGTGCACCAAAATTTTCTATTTTTATCCCTTTACCTGGCTCTGGTACCACGTTTCCCTCAATCTCAAGAGAGGCGCTTAGTGCGGCAAGCCTGTTCATCAGCCGATGCCCGTTTGCCGCCGCCCGTAGTTCCTCATCCTGTAAAGCTCTGCTCAAACCTTGTTGCCAGAATGTTGGGTTTAATGTCTTAAGGACATTCGCGTCATAGTTTTCCGTACCGGTATCAACCTTAACCGCTCTGGCAGGCGTGCGCATATTTTGCTGGTCGATATTCCAGCTACTCATCTCTATACCCGCAGCCAGCTGACTATTACGACGCTCAACGGTAGCACTCAGTAGCCGGGTTGGCGGTGCCAGAGTAATATCAGCGGTTGGCAAGCTGGGCGCCAAAACCTTCACGCCATCAGGCGTTGAAACCAGCAATACGCCACAGGCGTTAAGACGTGTACGAATAAAGCGCCAGTCAGAGCAGTTAACCTGTACCATTTGTTCATGACGCAACTGCATACCATCAAGGCTATTCAGCTTAATATTATGATTACCCATAATTTTCTTCAGGATCTGCGCATCGGTCTGGTTGGCATATAATTCACTGCGATAATTTGCCTTTAGTTTTTGCAAATCATGATGCGCTTCCAAAAAGATGCTGAAGCTTCCGGCAGGCAATTGGCAGACCTGACGCGTAATGCGGCCGGTAAACAGCGGCTTACCATTTAACGTAATTTTCATCTCTTCATTGAGCATCAGGTTATTTTGACTGGCAATCAGCTCCTTATGATTTGCAAAATTTAACGTAATTGTGGCTACGGCTGCCTGATTAATACGGTAAATTACGCTGGCAGATGTCGGGGTAAACGCCATATTCCCTGCCTTAACGGTCAGCGAAAAATTGGGCATAATGGGTATCCTTCGGTGAAGTTAGTTGCCCACAGTCAGCGTATCATTGCTCGACATTGCGTTCAGACTATCCAGATCGTTATCTGATGCGATTTGAATAAAATCATTATTTGTATCAATCAATGTCGGCTGCAATGGCACAGCAATCATTCCTGCTGTTCCCGCCCCCAGTAATGCCAGTAATGCCGTCATGTTAGTGGCTGCCATTACAGGTATTGACGGTTTATTTAATCCAGTCCCTTTTTTTAAAACCGCTGAGACCGTCGCATTTTGGAGCCCAAGGCTAACCCGCGCCTGAATAGGCGCGCCGGCTCGATTAAACAAGATCTGCTCAATGCTAAGATTACTAACCTGGCCTTTATAAGTCGTTTCCCCCCATTCCATCCAAATCCAGACCGCCGCCTTTTCACCGGTATTAGCTGTGCAAAGCAGCTCCAGCGCTTCTATATATTCCTTGACAGAAACGCGGTTTGCTCCTAAAGGTTCATCAGGCAGGGTTTCATCCAACATAAAATTAGCGTTTAGCATACGTAGCGGAGAACTTCCCTGCGTAAGAGGCGCACTCTTTTCTTCCTCTTGTGCAGAATTATCCGACGAAACCCCGTCGATAACGGTAAAGCTTCTCTGATAATTGCTGGAAAGGCTTTCCGGATTTAAGGGCATAACAATCTGAGTAACTGTATTACCCGTCGCGCCAATAAGTTGGCCTTTAATGTCCTGATCGGGCTTCTCGGTGGCTCTTAACGTCACCTTTTTAGGCGCTGGCGAAAGTAGCTGACTCACTATGCTCATCGAATCCCCCACGGCTCTTCATGTAAATGTGTCAGAACTTGGCGCAATACCTGTTGAGTAATGCGCTCTATTAGTTGCTGTTCATTCTTAAGAGCCATTTCTCCCGCTTGCTGTTTTCGGATATCGGTAACAGCATCATCGCTAATGTAGGCCTCAATAATCAGTTCATGAATTTCGATGGTCATAGTTTAATCCCCTGCCATTCAACGCTTCTGCAGGCAAACTCCATGGTATTCATCAATGTCTGGCTTGACGTGGCATCCAGTGAGCCAATATTAACGCGTACCGGCATCGCACCGGTTGCCAGCCAGGTCGCTTCCGGCACGCCCTTTTGGTTCAAAAGCATGATAAGAATATCCATCGAAACCAGACTGGTAAAAAATCCGCTGAGGATTAGATCTGCCGCCAGCGTCAGCGGCGATACCGTCATCACGCCTCGTTCAAATACCAGGTTGGGTGTCGTTACCCGCTGGGGAAAATAGCGATTGACGTGGTTATAGCCACCCTCATGATACTGCTGTACTTGCATGTCATGACCCAGACCGCTAATGCGTTCAAAGCGCACGCTCACTGGATCAGGAATTAAACCAATGGTAAAAAACGCCACAAATCGATGATTCAGGGTAGGTTGATACAGATTCATAATGTCATCTCCCGATTTTCAACCGTACCCGCGCCTAACCACAGATCCATATTGATATGGACAAACTCAGCAGGCTGCTGCAAAGCCACCGAGACCTGGCAGCGCAGTAAACCCTGAGCAATATCTTCCGCGGTCATGCTTTCATCCAGACCGACGAGGATGCGAAAGGCATCCTGTTCTGTTGCGCCTGCCAGGCCACCGCGCTCCCACAAGCTTTTTAAGCGTTGCCGGATCACCGCATGCAGACGATACCAGGTAATCTCGTTGTTTTGTTCAAAAACATAGGGTTGCATTGCATTACTTAGAGTAGATTTAATCCATTTCATCAGGCGCTGATTCTGTACATACAGCGTATAGATATCGTTGCGCCGACTTAAGGTACGACAGCCCCAAATTTTGATACCGCGACCGGGAAAACTGCGAATCTGATTGACGCTAACACCCTTACGAGGATCAGAAGAAAATAGCGATACCTGAACCAAGTGATCAAACTCAGGTTTAATCACTTTCTCCAGCCGGATATTCGCTGGCGCCCGCCAAATACCGCGCTTTTTATCGCTGTTCTGCATAGCAGCCGCTACAGCAGCGCAAGGCGGGACGGCGCGGAGTAATTCCTTTTTGCCACGTGAGCGCAGCCGCAATGCCTCCTCATATTCAGTCATAACCCAGGGCCAGTACCCGGCCATATGCCTTGTGTTATCACCCAAAGCGGCCCGACTATACTCTTCCGCCTGTTGTGGATCGCTGGGAAAATCGATCAATGCGAAGAGATTAATATTTTCTTCGCAACATTTGCCAACCTCAACAACCACCTGTTGCCATGCCGCCAGATCAAGCAAAACAATATCTGGTATAACAATCAGCGTAATGGCGGGTTCGCTGGCAATAGCCTCAGCTATGTTCTGGTAATCCTCTGCCTGCGCCGTTTTATCCATTGGCATCGGTAATGCAAAGACATAACACTGGCCGCCGCCGTGGCTAAAATAGAGACGTATCGCTTCCAGCAGATAACCTGGTCCGGCCAGCTTACCGAAGATGTTATAAAATTCCTGCTGTGAACCTACCTCGACAAGCTGCTCACAGGCTGACTCATGTTCGCTGTAACCAACAAATACCGGCAGTGCCGTGGGTTTTTCCCGACGACTGATATCAATAATCTGTTGAGTAAATGAAACCCCAGGCTGGGTAATTTCAGTAATATGACTCATGCCGATCCTCCCGATAGCCGGGGTTTAAAATAATTAAAGGTGGTTACGCTGTATTTGATACAACGCAACCGAGCCATCAGGCGGTAACCGGCATATCCTGAGTAAATTCCAGATAAATAAATTCAACAGGACGCAAAGCAGCTAAGCCAACCCGAACCCGCAAAATGCCGTTGTCAATATCGTCTTCTTCCAGCGCCAGTGAAGCCTGGAAAGCCTTCTGCGGCGTATTGCCATACAGGCCGCCCTTTTTCCACAACAGGTAGAGATAATTGTTAATGGCCGCCAGAACTGACTGCCAGGTCGCTGCTGAGTTAGGTTCAAACACCACCGGGCTAAGCATGTTGCGAATATCGCGTTCAACGGTGCTAAATAACAGCCGAACCGGAATGTAACGCCAGGCTAACTGTGCCGCAGTCGCCTGGGTTCGTGCCCCCATAATGGCGGTGCCGGTTGATGCCTGCCAGATAATAGCGTTAACGCCGGATTGATTAAGTTCGCCATGCAGTACTTTGCCGATGGTCTTTGTTGGCGTTGCTCCAACCAGGCTGATATTGGCTGGGGCTTTCCAGATACCGCGCGACCGTTCCGTTTTGCAATAGGCGCCCGCTACGGCAGCAAGAGGGGAAATAATCGGATTATTTACCGCGCTATAGTTAATTCCGTTATATGCCAGCGCGGCCTTTACAGTAGTATAAATTTCCTTGTCTTCTGTATCACCTGCTTGTAACTCCAGCAGCGATCTGGAGGGCTTTGTGGAGTCATCGGGCTCAATAAAAATGCTTTCGTCATAGAGTGACGGTGAGGACGACAACCTTAAATTTGGCGTATAAACCGCAACGCGTTCAGGGTTAACGTATGTTGCAGGGGTATTTGATAGAGCGGCCAGCAAAAAACTTTGCGGATTAGCTGTGATAAAATTACCAAGGACTTCATCGATAGCGCCTGGGGTTTGGGCATCAATAACCGCCAGTAACGATAGCTCGCTATACTCACTAATTTGTGCCTCAATCGCCTTTGGCGCATCGTCAGCGCCCAGCGATAGCAGATAACATGGCGCTCCACCATTATTAAAATAGTTGGCAACGGCCAGTGCGGAGAGGTTGAGATGATTAAGACTCAACACAACTGGCACAGGAGGAACCTTTATAACCGTTTCGCTCTCATCAACAACCTGGTCGTTGTCCTCGGATACAGACGTTAACGCCTCAGCTTTGGCATTTTTCGCTGTTGTTTTTTTGGCTTTAGGCTTGATTGTTTCTTCATTACCTTTACTCCCGTTAGCAGCGTCCTCGTCATCAGTGACGGCTGAAAAGCTATCCTCTGTACTCTCATTTTTAATAGCAGGTGGAGTAGGTAAAGCTCCGGTTTGCGTCAATGTCACCACCAGCGGCGCAGAAAGAAATTTGTCTGCAAACTCTGTGAAGTTGGCGATATAGGTTAATCCATCTTTTAGCGTGCTTTCAGAAGTATCTTTTTTCTTAAATCTGCCAATCAGCAGGGGGGTCAGGCCACTCATGCCCGACGTTCCCAATGTCAGCGTAGATTTTTCGACAATATAAACTCCAGGATAGGTACTCATAGGTATTCCTCATATTGACGCGACATTAGTCACCGCTGACAACTTGCTGGGTGAATTCCAGAATCACAAATTCGGCCGGACGTACGACGGCCAACCCGATACGGACTTTAAGATAACCTTGATTAATATCATCTCTGGTCATGGTGACGCCTTCACCAATATGGATAAAGAAGCCTTTTTCAGGAGTCTCTCCATAAAGGGCGCCTTTCTTCCACAGATTAAAAAGATAATTTTCAATGGCGGCGCGAACCATCTCCCAGGTAGACGGGCCATTCGTTTCAAATAGCACAGCTTCCAGCGCCACGCTGATATCCCGCTCAGCCATATCGAAGGTGCGACGTACATTGATATAGCTCCAGTTACTGCCGCCTGTGGTCAGCGTTCTGACGCCCCAGATTTTGGTGCCCTCACCAGGAAAACTGCGGATCATATTGACGGACATAGTAGTTTTATCATTACTGGTATAGAGCGCTTGCGTGGCTTCACCAATTTTTACCGCCGGGATCAGGCCTGCACTGACGACAACGTTGGCGGGCGCTTTCCACGGGCCAATTTGTGCATCCGTTTTGCAGATTAATCCAGCTGCTACCGCACTGGGCGCCACATGATGGATCCTGCTGGTCATATTTCCGCCTTTATCCGCCAGCGTCCAGTTGGCCTTCAGCCAGGGATAGTAGACGGCAGCGCAATCAGAAGGCGTCAAGGTATTAAAGGTGGTATCGAAAGCTACTTTATCAAAAGTAGTTTCTTCGAACTTTTCCTGTTCTGTATCGCCAAGTGGAAAATCAAGCAGGGCAAACAAACCGCTGCCTGGTTGGCACAGTTTCATGATATTAGCGGTGACGGTAGCCTCGGTTTGACCGCATTGCACAATCAGCGTAACGTCAGTTAGCCCTTCAATCAGATCTAATTTGTCCGAGGGGCAGACATAGCAATAGCCGCCACCGTTATCAAAATAGGCTTTAAGTGCTGGCGCGAATTTTCTGTTCCACGGTTCATCCGCCTCTTGCGTTCCTGAGGCAACAGGCTTTCTGGCGACATTGCGTAGCGAAGGACGATGCGCAGGGCCAAACTTGCGTTGAGGTTTTCTGCGTCGCAAAACAGACAGGCTGTTCAACGAGGTCAAAGAATAGACGGATGGAATAGCTGATGAATTCTCATAAACGATATAATCGTAGAACGAATTTATCTTTAGTGGGCCTGTAGCGTCATCCCACCAATCTTCACTACTTGCCAGACCTACAACAAATACCGGCACTGCTGTCGGTGCGTTACCGACTGAAAAGGAGAGGGTTTCAGTCTCTTCAACGAATACACCTGGCGCTCTTGTACCCATAAATACCTCCAAAAATGATAGTAGCAGCCTTACAGGCTATGGCACTGAACCGTTAAACGATCGGCGTTTAGCGTGATTTGTTTTGCTGCTACTTCGTTGCTGGATGCATCCAGACTCGGCCCGGTAATACCGGTAGGGAAACAGTTAAAGACGTTCCATGTAACATAAGGTATTTTTCCCGACTCATCGGTAAGGCTGATGGCGATATCTTTTTTACCATCGCTGTGACTGGCAAAATTGTATAACCACTCATATAAGCTACACTCACCAGGAAAAATTGCCTGTGACAGCGTTATTGCCGGCAGCTGCACGCGGGTAATGCCGCGAAACAATCCACCCAAGCCGTCACGATATTCAAAGCTTTCATACTGTTGATCTAAACCACTTACCGAGCTGCAGCGAATGACTTCGCCATCTATTGTTACGGTGAAACGGAACCCAAGAACCGGATAGGTTGCATCGATGATATCTGAAGAATCTGCCATAGTTATTTCTCACATTTATGTATTAAACAGGTACGCTGCTCTGTGGCAACGCAGGCGGCTTTACAACACTGATATCCGACCCTGGATACTGGTCTGAATTAAAATTCAAAAATGTAGCTCTGGTATGGTCGCAATAGTGTTAATCACCTGCTCGGGCGTAATAGAACGCGTGCAAACAAAGTGGTCTTTTGTGCCTTTATTCCGTGGGCACCAGAGATAATCTTCTCTGTCAAATTCAAAACGACTGTCATTCCAGCAGCTATTGCATACATAACGATTGATCACCCGCCAGGGCGTAGGAAATTCCGAGAAAGGCGCGCTAAATCCACTGATTAATACCACTGGAATACCCGCACTCCATGCAAGCCATGAAAGGCCACTGGCAAGGCCAACAAAAAATTCGGCATGTTTTAACCAGCGCAGCCGTTCGCTGAGTGGACGCGCACCGGTTTGATCTTCAGCACCATTTGGGAGGGCGTTCCAGTTCAGCCCGAAGCCAGTGACAGGATGGAGATCAATACAAATTACTCGATAACCCCGCGATTTAAGCGCGTTTACGACGGTTAACCACCCCGCTGGATTGTTCCATTGTTTACACATTGCGGTACTCTGCACCGCGATGCAGACATATGGCTCTTCCAGCGGGCGCGTGTCATCTGCCAGTGAAATTGCAGCCGGTTCGTTTTCAGGCTCCAGTCCAAGGATGGCGTAACTAATGTGGTGTAGCGGCGTCTGACGACCGTCTACTGGGCAAAAATAGCCAACATTTTTCCCCAAACCAGGCATAATCATATAGCTGGCATAAAACTGCTCATTCTGTTGCGGCTTGCTATCCACAAAACGAATATACGGATAACTTTCACCAAGCAGTTCGCAACATTGGCTATTCATCCAGCAGGTTAAGTGACATTGATGTTGCTGCTGAAAACGAACTATGCCAGGGAGCCACGCCAGCGTGTCACCCAAGGCTGCGCTGTCAAGTTGCAATAATATCGGCTGGTCAAAAAGATCCATCCGATAGTCCATAATAAGCTCACCGGAGTTAAATATTTTAAAATTGAAGGGGATGAAATACTTTAGCTGGCTTTCAATCAGACCTTCTTTCACAGCCGTATTGCCAAAAACATGTCCTTTTTCTTCATCCGATATGATCACATGCCAATCACCCGACGGTAAAAAAATGCGGCAACCGAAATTGAAATCGAAATAAATACCGGAACCTTCAGGCCCCTGTTGCGTAGGGACCGGTGGTACATAAAAAAAAGTAAGATCTTCTTTCCAAAGCGGTTGCTCGCTCACCGGATGCTCACTTTCCTGACCAACAGGGCCGCTGTTTACGTCAGGAAAAGCGCCTGAATTTGGCAGGAAAAAACTCATAGATTACCTTTGGTGTAGTTGCAATGTGAATGTTTAAAACATTTAGATTTATTTTATTCTGATTCAATGACTTGCCATGATGAATTGTCATTTTTTTGATAAAAAACCGCTAGCGCTTGTCCTGTAATCGAGCTTAGATGGGCAGCGTTTACCCTTTATGGCGCAGCATTGCTAAAACGGCGCATCCGCTCATACTAATTGATAATTTTTCATAGTATTAAACTACCCGGGATGCTGTCAGATACAGCTTCTTATCTCTGATAGGCAGTCACTGCTTTATTATCCATTAAGATTATTCTTAAATTAATATTATTGTCAGCTATAAACAAGTAACAGAAGATTTACTTTCAACCTGAAAATCATAGATTTTTATAAGTTATTTTAAACAAATATTCATTTAATATATTCTTTACTTCGCCAGTACAACCGTATACGCAAGCACTCAGATAATTCCTCTTCACTTATTAAAGCAAGACAACAAAGATTTTCAAGCCCATTTGAAAAAATAAATTCTCACAAAATGGAGAAAAGATTTTTTTTATAGTTTACTTTGACCCTAAACAAAAAAAAAACAGAACAAGAGGTTTTTTCTATCTTGATTTTTCCATAAAAAAAACAATGACTTAAAAATAAATATCAGGATAAAAAGTCTACTTATTATAAATCAACACTCTGAGTGCTCTATAAAACAGATCCATATTATTACTTTAGTTAAAAAGTAAAAAAAGTGATTTTGGCGTATAAAAAATCAAGGCGACTGACTGTTATTCCGCTAAAAATGTACAGCGCTACCTCTGTTCCTTTCTTTGCTTCTTTGCTTTAGTCCAATTTTATTGGTAACGGATCTGATTATCTGACCTCGAAGGAAAAAACCTTAGGTTTAGTATGGGTTACTAAAATGATTGAATTTTGAAATTATCACATTACCAAACAAGCTGACTCACCCATTTCCCGGTACCTTTTTAGGCAAAACTGTGCCGCAGCAAATGAAAATAGGAAAATGTATGGCTATTAAAAAATAGATGTAAGGTCATGATCAGAATAATAAATTTACAAAAATATATTTTTGATTTATCCCGTTACGATTCATTGATGCTAACTGTAACTAACGCTGCAAATGATGCGGTTCAAACACCATAAAACTTTGAGCAATGTAATGCTGTAAAAGCCTCAATGATGTTACGAAAAAAAGCGAGGGAAGTGTGCAAAGAGGTGTTGGCGCTCAGTGATATCGTTTGTCCGGTTGATAGCAGATAAAACCATAACGTTCAGGGCTGCCGATACCTTTGCTTCACCAACCTGATGGTGTATACATCACAGAATAATACGCAGTTAAGATAACTAACACGTATTACAGGAAACCTACTGCGGTTTGAGGATCGCTGGGTATGGGCTGGTATGTCGAAAGTTTGCCAGAATGCTAAGCCCAGTAATGAAAAGCGGTATGCTGAAACTGATCGCTTCTGATGAGGCTGACTCACTACCCATCACATTAGTCTTATTAATAAATAGCCTAATACGCAGAAGTACAAAGCAACTTTCGCAGTATGGAAGACTTTGGCGATGGCCTGTTTAGCCTGACTGATTAAAAGTCCCAGAGAAAGCCTGGCTAATTTCTGTAATTAGCCATCACTATCATTCAAAAAATATGCTGTATTACAGGATATAAAATATGGTTTGAGGCTTAAAAAGCCATTTATAAAAGTTTATATAATAATAAAATCGTTTAGCAATTTTTATCCAGATCAAGTTTAACCACTACCTTATCTAAAAGCTGACAGTGTTCTTAAAAAGAGACGTTTTAACATTAGCGATGCCGAAGAACCAGCCTTACGAGAGTGTAACCCAGCTGATTTATAGAAGATTTTATTGTTGCTGACGCAGCGGATGACAAACAAAAGTAAGGTTGCAGAATGGACTAATTAGAATGCTATACAAAATATATCGGCCAATCATATAATAAAAAATGTTAATGAATGACTTTCTTGATTGCTAATCAAAACAATGCTACATAACAGATCGTTAAGTTTAATGACTGGCCACGGCATAACGTGACAGGGAATAAGGTTGGCAGGACATTGCTTAAAACTTGCAGCAAAAAACCCTGATAACCTCTAATCGAACTGACCAGAATGAAGAAGTTAATCGGAGTTGCACAAAACCATATAATTGTCAACCAGGCTAGATACAGGAGGTGTATTATCGTGTTTGCAAAAATACAATACTTTTCGCAATTGCTTCCACTGTGCGTGGCAAATGCAGGAAGGTATAAGTAGCATGAATATAAATGCTGAGTTATCTATCCTTAAGACCGCGCGGCGCGGCGAATCAAACGCTTTGCGCCGGGGAAAATCTAAAATTCATCGGCGCTATTGTCCACAAATTTGCGGATCCAAGCTCCATGGTACGGCTGCTAAGGTGGTCGCCCGTATGAAAAATCACGACTGGCACCGCAATAAGGATCTCATTAACAGGCGTAGAATCGGTTATATTCCTTACACGCGACGCAATGATCCGCACTTTGAGCCAAAACCCATGCGCGTCAGCGCCCGTTCAGAAAGCTGTGAGTCGTTGACCGCGCTATCTATGGCGCTGGCAGCTCATTGTGACTATAACCCGGACAGCGAATTTCCTTTCGAAATTATGGTTCCATTTGAGCAAATTGCTGCCGCAATGGGACAATTGCACATTTATGAAAATGGTCGGAAAGCTTATGACGCCCCTCTAAAAGCATTATCCGTGCTGGAACAGCTTGACTATGTCGTTATAGCACGGGGCAAAGACGCCGACTCCGGTCAAAACAAGGCGCTGCGTATCTGGATAACAGATAGATTTTTTACTTCACGTGGCATTCTCGTGGAAGAAATCCGCCAATGGTTGACACAGTTTAAAGCCTGGGCAAGTAAAAAAGGCCTGGTCGAAAGCCTGCGAAAAAAATACGAGCGTCATTTACTGCGTCTTGAGCGCCTTGGACTGGATATCAAAAACAGGCGCTCACTACGTAATCGACTTAAGCAAATCAAACGTTGGGTAATAAGTCCAGATTTGGCCGAAAAAAAGCGTATAAAAGTCGCTATGCTAAAAGATGAGCTGGCAGACTTGGTAAAAAAAAATCCTAAGCGTACCGACAGTTTACCGAACCATGTTGATACAGATTCGCGCAGCATGAAAGAAGCAAAAGCTAAACCACAGAAGACCTGGTATAGAGCATTTGTCATCTGGTCAACCAGTGCAAATGTTATGCCTTATCAGGTTAGCAAGCTTGAACAGACGCTAAGTAAAGAATACCCTGGTTTACGCTACCGCGACCCGGAAGCCTATTACCGACTATTTCTCCATCGCGCTGGGCAATATTAACCCTCTTTCTTTTTTCCTGCCGTGCTGCAAACGCGGGAATCTCCCCTGCCCTGAATCCGCTATTTCTTTCCCATACTGACTCTGTCATCACCAAAAAATATAATTTTATAAAGTTCAAAACTATATTTGATACCCAAACACCTCGTTTTCATCCTGATAAAGACGAAAACAGATCATTAAATTCGCATGCTCAGATTAATTTCGGCATTTAGCTCATGATAATCGTTAATTTCGAAGGTTATTTCTGAACAAAATAAGCCTCTTTATAAGAGGAGTACTGATGGAACAGCTTAGCTCCATTCCATCAGTAGTTCCCTACAGTTTATTAAGTTCACCAAGCCTGCTCTGCCTTAAACCCCGTTGTGATCATAGGCTAAATTGCGCATACTTCTGCCAGTAGCCCTCTGGGTTTGCCCTCGCTAAAACGGACGCGGTTAATTTATAACCAGCAGTGAACTTTTGTATTTGCTCGGGGAGGGTATTTCAGCCCTTTATAAGTGTAGTGGTTTACTGAATTTGGTCACCTGAACAGAGATGATATGCTTACGTCAGAACATTACGGGTGCCTCAATGAAAAAAGAAATTTCAGCGCAGAATTTAAACGCGAATCAGCCCGGCTTGTCGTTGATCAGAACTACACCGTGGCAGATGCAGCCAACGCTATGAATGCTGGCCTTTTCACAATGACGCGATGGGTGAAGCTGTAGCGTGATGAGCGGCAGGGGAAAACGCCTGAAGCCTCTCCCATTACTCTGGAACAAATCGAAATACGTAAGCTGAGGAAAAAATTACAGCGTATTGAAATGAAAAAAGACTTATCAAAAAGGCTACCACGCCTCTGATGTCAGACTCCCTGAACAGTTCCCGATAATCGGGAAACTCAGAGCACATTATCCGGTAGTCACACTCTGCCACGTGTTCGGGGTTCACCACAGCAGTTACAAATGCTGGAGAAACCGTCCTGAAAAACCCGATGGCAGACGAGCGGTATTACGCAGCCAGGTTTCGGAACTATATAACATCAGCCATGACTCTGACCTGCCCCCAGTATTAGATACAAGGTTCAGTTAGTAATGTCAGATCCTTCACTCTCAGAATTTCCCTTTCTCCAGACCGCTGCAAATTCAGACGGCGTCTGATAATTCAGCGTGGAGTGCGG